ATGGTATTAATGGAGGCACACCAGGACAACCTACAGATATAAATTTAGAGGAAGCTGCGAAATTAACTATTACACCTCCAACTGGTCCAGCTGGAGAAACTTATGCACAAGCTCCATTCTTACCAATTAAAACTGCTATACCTAAAAGATTAGGTACTCATCCATTTGATTCTACATTTAATAAGGGTCTTGGTTATATGTTAGGATTTAGAAAAACATATTATAAATGGGAAGATTGTAATGTACAAGCCGGTACTGATCATCAAGTAAATGGTGGCGTTGGTGGTACTGGTGCTATTATTGCGAATACTATATATCCCAATCAACCTAGCATACCTATTCAAATTGCAGGTAATCCGACAGCTGCACCTGGTATTCCACCAGCGATGGGGTGGATATCAGAATCTCCACTTGATACACAAGGTGAAAATTATCTATTAATGAAGATTAATGAATATGGTAATATTGTTCATGAAAATAATCCCGTTATTTTTGATCAAATAATTGGTTATGCAAAAGGTTCAGATGGGAAGTTTTTAATAGATCAGACTACTAATAGTTATATTCCAATTAAAAGAAGAGTCTATTCTAGAGAACAAGATAAGTATTTTGCCAAAATATTATTAGTAAGTGGTAAGGGTAATATTATATTTGATACTGGTGCAAATTTCCTTACAAAATCATATAATTTTAGACAACCAACTGATATTAAAAAATTACATATTACATTGCACGAACCTAATGGGGATATTATCAATTTACAAGGTTTTGATTATTCTTTAACTTTAGAATTTACTTATATAGTTAGTTCAATATTAAAAAATAATTTAGAAGCAGGGTTATTAACTTTACCTAATTCTTTATTAACTTATAATAATGATAATAATAATATTATACCAAATCCTAATAATGAGATTACAATGGGATCAATGCCAATAGTTTCTAATAAATATATTAATAAGCCTAAAGATAAAAAGAATAAGAAAGATAAGAAAAAATTTGATATAACTTATTAATAAGTTATTAATAATTTATTTGTAATAATATATCAATATTATTATTAGAAAATGATAGTTGTAATGGTAATGCAAAAACTAAATTATCCAGATTAAAACCTATTTGTATGGTAGTTAGTGATTGACTAGTTAAATTTGTATCATCGATATATTTATTTGTTAATATGTAGGAAGTCATAAATAATTGTTTAATATTAGTATTTGATAGTAAGTTATTTATAGTAGAACCAAGATTATTATTAATAATAGTATTGAGGATAATACTATAATTGTTAAATAAATTGGTTGAATATATGGCATTTGGTATTTTATCATTTATTATTCTCAATATTTTCATTCCAAATGATTCAACTGTATTAAAAAGTATATTATTTGACATTGTAGAATATAAAGTACAATAATTTAACACCGAATTAAAATTTTGTATATGTAATGATAAATTATTATCAATTATTGCTGTATTTTGTACAATTGAGTAATTATAATCTAGATTATTAAATAAATCATTTAATGTTATTACTGATAATGAATAAGTTTTTGGCATTACATTAAAATTAGGTATGTATAATATTATATTACTATAATCATCTGTAATACAATATGTTGGATATTGCTCAATATTATTTAATGTATCATCTGAATACATTATATTCCATTTGTTATTTGCAAAATATCCCATATAAATAGAAGTATTTTTATTAGAGATTAAATAAGTTTGGTATAATCCAGACTGAGACATTGTCGATATATCTATTCTATTCACATTATATATATTATAATTAGATTTATATAATGTCCATGTTCTCCCATAATTAGATGACATGTATATATTACAATAGATAGAATCATTGTAATATAATGTAATGTATTTGCCATCATATGACACATTAAATATGGGACAATAACCATAATTTGGTAAGATAAATTCTTTTAATTCACACCAATTCATATTATTTGGTTTATTAGTTATATCTGCAAAATATAATATTGATTTATATATTGAGGTATTATTTATTATTATAGGATATGATAATAAAAATAATCTATTTCCATCTGCTGATAATACAATATGCCTATAATAATACAAAGGTGCTATATTAGTATAATCTATCATCGTATTTGTTGTAAAACTATTATATGATATTATAAAATATTTTGATTTACTTATATTTTTTGGATCTGTTATTAATGAGTTATAATAATAATATGTAATTAGTATAACCTTGCCATCATTTGACATTTGACAATATATTTGTTTATTAGGCGTATTTTTTTCATTGTTTGGATCTGATATGGTGTAAGTACTAATTATTTTATTAGTTAATATGCCTGATAGATTTGTTGTATTGGGAATAGTTATTAGATAAATATTAAATTTACTGCTTGTGTCAATTGAATTAATTATATTTGGCTGTAATGAGGCTGTTAATATGAGGTTTGGGAAATATTCAGGAGTAAATTGATTAATAGCAGTAATATTATTTAAAAAATATCTTGTATTTGCTTCTACAGGAATAGAAATGATGGGATCTGAATTATTCCGCATAATATTTATTTGATTTGTATTATTTGAATTATTTGTATATAATAATACATTCTCAAAATTACTATTAAATTTACACATCTTGAGACTAATTTGTTGGGTATTTATTATGGGTTGTAATTGAGAGTTATTCCACATAATATAATTATTATTAGTATAAGATAACTTACAATTTAATGAATAATCATATTTTATATTATTGGGTATATCTTTATTTACTAATATTAATTGTGTTGTAGAAAGAGTTTGTGAGTTTATATTAATATTATTAATTATTGTGTTTGCTTGATTTAATGTTAAAGAACTAGCTTGAGTTTGAGTTATAATAGATAATTGTCTTGTTGATAATGCAGCTACCTGAGATGTTAATAATACTGATATTTGTAAGGTTGATAATGATATTAATGTATTCATCAATAAATAGGGAATACACTTGGGTTGTATAATTGATGTTTGTGCAGTTGATAATACTGCCAATTGACTTGAATTAAAACCACTAATATTACTAGTAGTTAATACTGCTATTTGTAATGTAGATAGATTTATTATTTGTCCTGTTATCATACCATTTAATGCATTTGCTGTTATTGCTTGAATTTGATCTGTTGATAATCTTAATATTACAGAAGGTACTATTAATGAAATCTGTTGTGGTAATAAATTTAATATTTCAGCTGTAGTAAAATATGGTATTTGTGAAGTTAATAATGAGATACCTATTATTCCACTAATAGAATATGGTCTTAATGCGCGTATTTGAACAGAATTTAATGATGTAATTTGCAAGGTAGATAATGTTGATATAAATTGTGGTGTAAAACTAGCCATCTGGCTTGTTGTATAACTCATTATAATAAGTAAGGTTTTATTATATGGCTATAAATACAAGATGATAATATGACAAATATAATTGTCCATAAAATTTTAAACCAAATATTATTTGGTATCCTAATATAAATATAATCTTCTCTATCAATAATTGATTTAAAATACTCACTATGCAATTCAGAAAATAAATGGGTGGTAAATAAATAAGCTACAAATAATAATAATAACTTGAAATAAAAGTTTGTATCTAAATTTAATAATATTTGTCTATAATTACTAAATATATTATTCATATATATTTAGTGATATAAAATAAAAAAGTTTTTATAATTTACTCCAGTGTTCATATTTTTCTAACAATAGATCAAGTTCATTTGACCAAATCTCTTCAGATGATAAATCATTAAGTTCGTTAAATTCAACATCTTTATCATTTTTATTCTTCTTTAACTCATCAATCTTTTCTTTAGTAAGATTATAAACTGGTAATGATAATAGGTAATCATATGATACTTTATCATCATCTTTATTTTTCCCAAGTTTAGGGAAGCCCAATTCAATTAATTTCAATTCAATATCATTCTTTTTCTTATTATTAATTTCTAATTTATTTTCAATAATACTCAAAATAAATTTGACTTTCCATGAAATTAACTTGACTTGGAATTCTAATAGTGCTAATTGATATTCTTTTCTTTTCTGATATAACACCAATCTAACATTATAATAATCTTGAATAATGTCATTCACTGAACTATAATGTTTAATATGACCTTCTGCACCATATAGATGCATATTTGTAATTGAAAACTTTTTACAAAGATGAAATTCTTTTTCAATATTAGTGGCATCATCTAGATAACCATCTTCAAAGATCAATTCAAAATGAACCTTTGTATCCGTATTATTATCTTTATAATTAATAAGTGCAGTTTCTTTTACTTTCTTTTTTTCTTTGGGTTCTTTGGGTCCTTTGGGTCCTTTTTTAGCAGGTGGGTTATGAGCATCTTCTAATATCTTGTCAAGAAATTCTTTATAATTAGAAGTCCATTCTCCTACAGGTAATTCAGTAATAATTAGTTTATTATTCTTAATAGTATAATTACCACGAATTTCATAATTAGATGAGTCTATTTTTGTAATTTCACCAGTGAAGCCTTTCCACCATGGATCAATTTCCCTCATTTTTTTCCCTTTTAATAATTTCTTAAGGTTTTTAATAATATCAATTGGATTATAAGGAGGAATCTTTGTACTAAATCCAGTGCCAATGCCCTCAGCACCATTAACTAGTACCATTGGAATAATAGGAATATAATATTCAGGTTCAATTAATTCACCATCTTCATATTGATGTTTCAATATGGGTTCATCCATTTGATTATAAATAATACTAGTTAATTCTTCTAGTTTAGTCCAAATATATCTGGGACTTGCAGAGTCTTTACCACCTTTATGTCTAGTACCATATTGACCATTTGGTTTTAGAATATTAATATTATTAGATCCTACAAAATTTTGTGCCATCCCCACAATTGCTCCATTTAATGACATTTCGCCGTGATGATAAGCAGCTTTGTCTGATACAAAACCAGCTAATTGTGCTACTTTAATTTCTGTTTTATCCAAACCCCTGAGGAATGCACCAAATAGGATCTTCCTTTGAGATGGTTTTAATCCATCAATTACAGATGGAATTGAACGATGTAAATCATCATTGGAGAAATTCATCATAAGTAACATTCTTATTCTCATATTTTAATATGGCATTTTTATTATAATTCATTAACCACTTCTTTCTATCATCTGATCTTGTTTTCTCAAAAGCCAAAGTAATAGAATCATGTGAATTATCCTCTTCAATCATATCATCCTGAGTCCAATGATATTTGATTAATTTATTATTAATATCTGTAAAATATTCTTTTGCTTCAACCGCAGTAGATGTACCAAGCCCCTTATAATATTTAATTGCCCATGATTTTGATTCAGGTGTGTTAATCCAGTTTTCATAATCAGTTAAATTATAGAAAACTTTTGTTTGTTTTCCCTTGAAACCTTTTACTATTGGTGTATTTAGTGTTTGAATAAAATTTCTATTAATTACTAATGAAGGCCATAATGAGTGGATCATATTAATAAATAATCCTTTAATGTGAAAACCATCTGTATCCTGATCAGTCAATAATAATACTGATCCATATCTCAGGGTATTAAATTTA